AAAGATAATTCAAAAACTCTAGAAGGTAATTCTAAGTTCACGATAGATACTATAGGAAAGAAATTCACTATTAATGATAAAGGAACTACGATAACTAAAGATGAAATGAAAATCAAACTAACTACAGGATTAACTGAGCTAGATAAATCATATCAAATATACATAACCACCGATTATCCAGGAGTAAAATTCGACAAGATAGATGGAGCAATATTAGACAAAGACCGATTCCTAAAAAAAGTAGAACCTACAATCGTATGGGGTCCTACTATTAATGCAGGTTGGGGTATTAATCCAATGAATCAAACATCCGGACCACAAATAACTATTGGCGTTGGGGCTACACTCAACGTTAGTAAAATCATAAAGAGCATATTCAAAATATTTTAAATGGCAACATCTTCAAAATTTATCGGTATATCATCATCTGTCCTTTTAGAGTACATTTATGCTGACCAATCAGAAATTAATACGTTAGGAAACCCTTATCGTCTAAGTACTACCACAAATCCGATTTGGAAGATGAGAAATGCTCATGACGGTCAGGATATTATACTTAACGATGACAAAAACGAATTGATACAAATCGGGTTACCTTTAGGTACTGGTAATGTAAGAAATCGATCTTTTGCATATGTCGATCCTTATAGAGCCGCTCTGTTAGACATCGACAAGGCGATATTCTATAATGATTACGATCCAGATTTAACATCAACACCCTTTCTGCCTATAATATTCCAAACTCCACAGTCACCAGTATATGATACTGTTAGGCTTCACTTAGTTCAAGGATTTAATTATGAGCAATATCAAGGTCTTATATTTAATCTTAAAGCTTTAAAGAAAGATGGAAAACTTTTCAATTTAGCAAATTTCGTATTTAATAAAAATGATACTTATGAAACGTTAAATCCTAATTCTTTTTTCTTTGGTGGTCGTATATATGATTCATATTTAGAATTTAAAGTACTTTCATTACATAATCTTATTATTGATTACTGGATAGGCAATCTAACCGGTGATACTGTCGTAGAAAGAATTACTGCTGACGTAAATGGCAAACAAATAGGTATAAAACGAGAACAATCTATACAAGCTACATTTGCATGGATTAATGAAAGAAAGAAAATAGATGGACAAGATTACATTTATTTACATGAAACTACTCAATTTGATTTAGCAACACAAGATCAGTTTAGTACTGTTGCAGCTACAATAAAAGAATCTGACAACGGAGACTATATTGAATTTTATGGCACTTATAATGGACTTATAATTGAACAATTCATTAATGACTTAAATTCTAATGGTTATAATTATATGTTGCTTCATGACTTGGTAGTTTCCGAATACATATACAATTCATCTAGTCAATCATATTATTGGGCTAAAACCGACGAACTGCAAATATCACAAACGGATAATTACGATTTAGCTAACACATTTAGACCTATAATTAAGAACAGTTCGGCAATTGCATATAAAATTGATTATGTTATTCGTATGTACAATCGTAATGACAATTCACAAATTTGGAAAGCTTCATCTTTAACTTCGTATTCTGTTGCTAAATATGGTAGAAAATTACTACAAATTAACTTAGGTCAAAATCCAGTTCAATCAGTAATTTACAATAAAAATGTAATTAAAGACATTCAACTTAATAGAATAGTTGAACCTGTTTTAGATAATTATAAATACATCACATCATTCTTAGATAATACTCAAATTTCTGTATCATATAGTTCGATAAGCCCTAATGTAGATACTACTACCGAAAAAAGTAGTTTAACTAAGATTAATAAATCTGCGTTGATTAGTAATAACAATTCAACAATTTATGGTAATGGATTGGCTAGAGTTTTAATTACAAATTCGGTAACTTTCTTGAAATTTGTGATATTCCAAAAGAATTCTCGAAATGGACAAAACATCGCACTTAATTTATCCGGAATTGGTGAATTAATACTTACGTTTACTTCTAATACTGGAGAAAATGTAGAGATAAAAGAATACCCGAGCACTTTTACTTCGAAAAGTAAAGGCGAAATTGTATTTAGATTAACTGAAACTCAAGCAAATACTATACTTGGATTTTCAAACCGACAATTTAGAATATTTCTATTGAATATCAAAGGAGAAAAAACTTTCTTATATAATGGTAGATTTTATAATAATGAGGAATGGATGAATATAAGCGAAACTAATAAGATTGCCGGATTAGAAGCTTCGATAAATTATTTCGTTAGTCAAAATACTGGATTACATAGTCAAATTAAAATTCAAGCAGATAATTTGACTAATGCGTTAGCACAAAATCAAGCGTTAACTCAACAATTAAATGATTATTCGAAACTTAATGCTCAGCTTTCGGCTAATGATGCAGCAGATGCAGCGCAAAATCAAAAATTAACTGCTACTAATGCAGCAGAACTAGCAACTATATCTAACTTAAACCAACAAATAGATTCATGTCATTCAACTATAGATTCGTTAAATAGCCAAGTAAAAGAATTAAATGCTGCTTTACATTTAGCTCAATCTAAAATATTAGTAGAAGATGGTTTAATATCTACCTTGCAAGGTCAATTAGCTGCTCAAAGTCAAATTATTAATACTCAACAAATAACGATATCAGCACCAGCACCTTTACCAGTAATAGTGACTCCGCCAGCTTCGGCAAATGTTAGTACTCCTATCGCATCAGTTCCTGTTAATAATGCTCCAGTAGTAGTACAAGCACCTACACCGGTACCAACTCCGGCTTTCGTAGAATTGCAATTGAGTGCAAATCAAGCAAATATTAATACTACACCGGCAACAACATATACTCAACAAGGTGGAGGTGGAGGTGTTTCATCTGAAGCAAATAACGTAACAGTACCACCAGTAATAACTACTACTCCAACAATAAACCCACAACCACCAGCAATAGTAATACCACCAATTCCTGTTGCTCCGGTACAAAATTCTAGCCAGAATAGCGGTGGTGGAGGTGGTGGAGGTGGATGTTTCATTGAAGGAACATACGTTACATTACCTGATGGAATTAAAATGTTAATCGAAGAAGTTAAAGTTGGAACTGGAATTTTAACATATAACGAAGATTACGAAGAGTCTGAAATCGGAATAGTAAAATCGCTAATACAACCTTCTGCATCTAAATTTATCTTATTAGATTTTGCAGATGGAACATCAATACAATGTACACCAGAACATCCATTCTGGATTGTAGATAAAGGTTGGAGCTCATTCGACCCAAGTGCTTCTTCAGAATTGCATGATTTAGAAGTAGCTCAATTGATTGAAGGTGATATAGCTTTAAATGAATTCGAAGAACAAATTGTAATCGAGGGAATAACAGAAATAGAATATAAGAAACCGGTTAAAGTATACAATTTAGAGATAGAAGACAATCACACATATTATGCAAATGGTATATTAGTACACAACAAAATAGCAGCATCTTTAACATTTGAAGATGGATATAACAATAATGCATTCGAATAACATATGATATTACAAAATAGAAACGACTTATTTAAAGTCGAGTTACCAAAAACTTTTATCCCTGACGAAATTAAGAATAGGTATTTGCCTTATATACAGAGGATGCCTACTCCAGTTAGAAACGTTTCAGACTTAGTAAATTATTCAATACAATCTATTACAATACCTAATTTTAATTATTCGCCTATTGAACAAGTTAAACCTGGATATCAAGATGCGGCAAAAGGTACGGCTCGAAAATTTAGACAAGCTTTATCTCCGGAGATGTTGATTGATCGAAATTTTACAATAACATTTCAATTATTTGACGGAAACGTCAATTATTGGATTATGTTAGAAACTTTCTTTTATTACTATTCGTTTTCTACTACAAAGCCTTATACCGTCGATGTTCCTATTAGGATATTTGATGCAGAAGGTAATTCAATGTACTCATCGATATTTACTGATTGTTTGTTTACTGGTTTAAATCAATTCACTATGTCTTATTCGGAAATAACACCTGAATTTAGAACATTTGAAGCCACTTTCGCTTTCAATGATATGAAGTTAGACTTCCAATTACAATAAAGATACATATACTATATGAAAACATTTAAAGAACTTATACTAGAAGCTAACAAATTCTCGGCTAGTGGATTTACATTTACTATTATGGGAAGTAAAGATCGAGACGGATCTTATATTCAATTCATTCCTGATGGAAAAACTGTCGACACTTATTCTAAAGACGAAATGGCAACATGGATTGATTCAGTCTTTAATAATATGGACTTCTTTAGAGATTGCATGATTTGGGAAAAGAATCATGTTGCAGCTGGATTGGTTTTTCGTATTAATGCTAATTATTTAGCAGATTCATTACTAAAAGAATTCAAATCATAATGAGAACATTTAAAGAATATTTATTAGAAGAAGGCCGTTTCACAGAAGCCGAGCTAATAGAACTTAACGAAAACCTAAAATCTGAACTTACCGAAGATGAGGAATCTAAGGTAGATGCCGCAATTAAAGCTTTCTGTGCTGAATATATGGACAATAAATCTATTAAAGACCTTAATGAAGAACTTACCAATGAAGGATTTTTAGGATCCATTTTAGGAGGACTTACAGGTTTTGCCTTAGGTTCTTCTATTGGAAAAATTATTGCTAATGTTTTAGGAATAGAAAAGGGAGTTGTGTATGATATGTTAACTAGTCGTTTAGTTGGTGCTGCTTTAGGTGCTGCTTTAGGCAAAAGAATATAATATGACTACAATAGGAATTGATTTCTCTATAAACTCTACTGCAGTGGCAATAAATAAAGATGGTGAACTTACTATCTTTTCTTTTGTTCCGAATTATCGTTCAGAACTCGCTGGATCTAAAATGCACAAAGCCTTATCGGATATGATTAGTGTTATTTCTTATGAAAAGGGAGGTAACACTAAAGATGCGTTAGTAGATCAAAGAATAAAACTTCAAAATGCTGACAATTTATCAGATCAAATAATAGAAGCGATAAACCCATTTATTACGGAAACTCCACAGATTAGAATTGAAGGATTTTCTTTTGGTTCTAAAGGAAATTCATTTATTGATTTAGTGTCTTTCAATACCTTCTTAAAGGTTAAGCTGATTCAGATTTATGGACATTGTATAGATGTAGTGCCACCAAAGTCACTAAAGAAAATATACACCGGAAATGGAAACGCTTCAAAATGTGATATGTTGCGTAAGTTTTTTGAAGTAAAAGACACTCCTTTCAAATTAAGACTTGTGGAACTAGGACTTGATCGAGCAGAGGAATTTACTCTACCAAAGCCTATTGATGATATAGTAGATGCTATTGCTCTGTCTTGGGTTTCTCTGTAGCAAGCAAACCTTGGGTTTCCCTTAGCCACCTCGGAAACAGCTTCTTCAATTTTCTCGAATCCAAGTAATCGTTATATGACCAGAAGACCTGTGCTGTTTCATAAAATCAACTTATTTAAAGATACATACTATATGAAAACATTCTTAAATTATGCAGAATTCGTTGAATTAAACGAAGAAAATAAAAACCCACCAGATATTGGTTTGTTTAGTAAAGGTGGCAGAAAAGCACTTAAAGGAACTGGTTATGTTGATAAAGCAAAAGCAGAATCTACATGTAAGCAATTAGATGGATTAGAAAAGAAAGGTGAGCATCAATGGGCTATGTCAGTAGCTACAACGATGATGAATCGAGCTACTAAACATGAACATCAAACACCAGAGATGAGAGATGCTATCAAAGTTTTTAAAGCTTGGATTGAGAAAAACAGAACTACATAATTCATTTTTAGATACACTGAAAGATGCTAAATCCTAATCTAATAAATTTTGAAACATATCGAAATAATTATCAAGAGCTCTTAGATAACAAAGAAGATTATTTTATATTTGTTCGAGCTTTGACTGAAAGAAATTACGATCTTTTCAAAAATATCATCAATCCTAAAAATTTAAAGAGAAGCTGGAAAGCTAATCATTTAGACCACATATATTCTATATCTCAGGGATTTAAAGATAAAATGGATCCTTTCTTCTTAGCTCATCCGTGTAATTTACAGATGCTAAAGGCTAGAGAAAACAAAAAGAAAAATGCTAAATGTGGGCATACCACAGAAGAGCTTAATGAAAAAATATCACATTTTGGTGATGTTTAATGAATCTAAGAGGATATATAACTCATATAACAAGTAAGTAAAGACCCTAACAACTAGTAAGTAAAATCGACTGATTAATTTTAGTCCGGAAGTAAGTTAAGAAAGTAGATTGAATCTATCTAATAAGTAGGTCATATTAAATAAACAAAGTAAATAAAAAGTAAGTAAAATGGAAAACAATTTCGACAATTTCGACATCTTCAACATTGGCATCGACGCATACCAAGAAGAAGCAAAACCTGCATCAAAGAGCTCAGAGTTTAAAACTGACCCTAAGCTATCTAAAGACTCTATCTACAGAGCAATCGTACGATTCGTACCAAACATCAAGAACCCTAAAAAATCTATCGTTAAGAAATTCTCCTATTGGTTAGAATTGCACGAAGGTGAAGGATTCTACGTTGACTGTCCTTCTTCAGTTAATGAAAAATCAGTAATTCAAGACACATTCTGGAAATTGTTCAAATCTGACTCAGCATTTGACAAAAAACAAGCAGAACACATCAAACGTAAAGAGTACTACTATTCTTATGTTGAGATCGTGAAAGACCCACAACGTCCTGAATTAGAAGGAACAATTCAAATTTTCAGATACCCTAAAGCGGTTAAGAAATTAATCGATGCTCAAATCCAACCGGATGCTACTGAGATTGAAATGGGTACAACACCAACAAATATCTTCGATTTCTTCGATGGTAAAGATTTCTCAATTAAAGTTACCCTTAAAGGTGGTTATTGGAATTATGACGAATGTAAATTCGCAACTGCTAATTCTCCTATCTCTGTTAAAGGAGTTAAAATGGAAAACAACGCAGAATCTCGTAATTTAATCCTTTCTCTTTACGAAGGATTACAACCACTTGAAGAATTTGACTTCAAACCATGGTCAGATGAACAAAGAGATAGAGTTAACAAATTCTTAGGCGAATTAACTGGTAATCCAGGTGCTGCATATGCTGCAGTAAGTTCTCAATCTCCTTCACAGCCAAGTGCAGTAACTCAATCTGCTCCTGTTAAAACTCAAAACCTTGCTGAAGTATCTTCTGATGCTGTATCAGGTAATGATGGTGACATCGAAGATTGGTTAAAAGAGTTTGATATTAACTAAGATTTCTTTTTTAATAACTTTAAAGGCATTCATTTTATGAGTGCCTTTTTTACTCTCTACTCATGGAATTAACAAAACAAAAACAAGACGAAATAACTGCAAAGGTTCAGAAAATACTTCTTAGTAATTTCTCAGGACCTAAATCTTCTATTAAAATAAATAGAGATCGAATTAATTTTGCATGTCCTTATTGTGGTGATGGTTCAGATATACACAAAAAGCGAGGAAATATCTATTGGAAATCTCTTTCATTTCATTGTTATAATGGCGGTTGCCAGAAAAGACATGCTAATGTTGTAGAGTTTCTTAGAGATTTTGACCAATCAGTTACTAATAAAGACGACTTAATGTTCTATCTCGATTATATTCGAGAAAACCAAGTAATCACACCTACAAAAGATTATATGGAACTTACGGTATTTGAAAATCTTAAAGAATATTCGATACCACTAGAAGTAATTAAACAAAAACTTAATTTGGTATCTCCTAAAGACAATTTTAAAATTGAAAGGTATTTAAAAGGTAGATTTCTACATAATAAGTTAGAATATTTTTTATACGATCCAAAAGAAGAACAACTTTATATTTTCAATCTTACACCAGACAAACAACATACCTTTGGTTGGCAGATTCGTAATTTCAAACCTAAACGTGAGAAATATGTCAGTTATAATATAGAGAAAATCAACTTAATGATTTTAGACAAGGAAATAAAAATGCCAAATGATGAAGCTATTCGAATGAATACTTTAAGCATTTATTTCAACATTGCCCTTGTAGATTTTATGAAACCTGTTACAATTTTTGAAGGACCTATCGATTCGCTTTTATGTCCTAATTCGGTGTCTATTTCAGGATTAGATAAACCAACCGATATGTTTGATGAAATTCCAACAGTTAGATATTTATTTGACAACGACTATGTAGGTCGTCGCAAAATGGAAGAAAAACTAAAACGAAGAAAAACTGTTTTTATGTGGAATAAGCTAGTAAGAGATTTCAAAGTCCAACCTAGATTAGCTGACATGAAAGAAGTTAAAGATTTTAACGACTTAATAAAATATAGCTGGTTACAAAAAAATGATGCAGCAAGAAACTATAATAAATATTTCACCGACAACCCGTTGGATATTAGATCAGTGTAAAGTGGAAGAAGAACTTGATAAATTTGATAAAAGAGTTGCCGACAGTAAAGGTAACTTTAAACTGATAGTTGACTTTAATCAGCTAGAAGTCGAATTCAAGGGAAAACAAATTGACATTGGCAGCATAAAATATAAAAAGAAAGAAAAACCTAAGACTAAGGAGGTAATAAACTTTCGTAAAAAGAAATCGAAAAATTCTAACGACTTATTTTAATGACAGACGAAGAACAAAAGGTATCTGACCTCGAAACGGCATTAGAAACTGAAAGAGGCGAATACGCTAGAAAGATTAGTGAAATCATTAAGATGATATACAAAATAGACCGAGTTGCAGAAGCTCAGGTCTTGATGTTGTCGTTTAGGCATATGATGGTTGAGAAATTAGCCAAATATCGATCTGCGATATATAATAAGAAATCAAATGATGCAAACTTTAGAAAACTCAGATATGAGTACTATAAGACGGCACACAACATAAAATTAGACTATAAAGAAATAAACGACTTTATAAATTCTGATATGTCTTTAAGAATTAGACAAACTAATCTTTTAGAAAATCAATTGACGTTCTATACACAATGTATTGAAACGTTAGATCGAATGGGATATTCTATAAAAAATGTAGTTTCAATTGCTGAAATGAATCATAGAAACTCATAGAAAATAAAATTTAACCTATGCAATGGGATTTAACACATAACGATAAACTACTTACTCTGACATCAGCTTCAGATATAGAAATAGAGCAAATAAAGCTTTCATTTACTAGAGAAGCAGCTAATGCCAAATGGGATCCTCGAGTTAAAAAAGGATGGTGGGATGGTAAAATAAGCTACTTCAAAGGTGGTAGATATTTGCCTTCAGGCCTTTGGAATGAAGTTGTGAATGTTGGTAAACAATACAATTTCGAAGTAGGTATCAATGGAATTGAACGTAAATTTGATGCAGACATCAACAAACAAGATTTTACCGAATGGGTAAATCTTAAATTTGCTAATTCTGCAAGAAAGCCTAGAGATTATCAAATAGAAAC